TAGAAGAACGACTAAAGAATTACGACAATTAATTGATTATTCACAAATGTGGTATCCAAAACTAAATGGTAAATGGAATCAACACGGATCATTCTGGCAATTTCCTAGTGGTGGTAAAATATTTTTCTCTCACATGGAAACTGCACAGGACAAATATCAACATGATGGTCAAGAATATTCTGCTGGTGTTTACTTTGATGAGATTACTCACTTCACAGAAACCCAATATCTTTACTTGCACTCTAGAGCTAGAAGTGCTAATCCAAAAGTATTTCCAAGAATAAGATGTACAGGAACTCCAGTAGGAAAATATATCGACTGGGTCAGAACAAGGTTTATAGAAAATGGTGGATATAAAATATATAAAGACCCAGATACAAAATTGGCTAGACTTTATATTCCTGCAACTTTAGATGACAATCCTTACTTAAAACTCAACGACCCTCTTTATGAAGAAAGATTAAAACTACAGGGCAATAAAATTTACCAAGCTTTGAGGTTTGGTGATTTCTCACAAATCGAGGGTGTATGTTTTCCAGAGATATCTGCAGACCACATATTGCCAAGTTACAAACCAACTGAGGGTCAAATAATTATTCGAGGATTCGATTGGGGATTTACTGCTCCGTTTGCAGCAGTTTGGATTGCAGAAGATTCAGATAAAAATTTAATTGTGTTTAAAGAATGGATAGGAACAAAAGATGGTAGCAACAAAGGACTAATGATGTCAGCAGACCAAGTTGCACAAACTATAAAAAGTATTGAGGAACAAAATAATATAAATCCACATCTAGCACCAAGCGACCCAGCTATTTGGGGTAAACAAAATGTTGGAGATTCTATTGGCGAGATATTTCAGAATGCTGGACTGCTAATGGAACGAGCAAACAATGACAGACTTATGGGAACACAACAATTACATATGCGATTACAAATAGATGAGCTGACACAAAAACCTAAATTATTTTTTACAGAAGATTGTAAATATACTTTGCAGTCTTTAAAAAATATTATGGTCGATAAAAGAAACCCAGAGGTTTATGACACTGCTGGATTCGACCATCCAGTAGATGCTTTAAGATATGCAGTAATGGGAAGGACAATAGAAGTCGGAGAAAAATACGAGCCAGAAACTTTTGGTGAAAGAGAAACAACAATTCAGTCGTTCTAAAACCCCTATAAATAAAGGGCAAAAAAAAACTTTTACAAATCTATTGACTTTGTTATAAAGATTGTTTAATATTTAAACATGATGTTAAACAATAAAAAAAACAAAAAACAACATCAAGGAGAAACAACAATGAATACATTTACTAACAACGGAGAATTCGTAAGACCACTAGGTTACAGAAGCCATGAGGAAGTCAGAAAAGATATGACAGTCTTAATATCTGCATGGTCAAGTTTTATACTTAGAGCAACTTTTAGATACAGCAGGTAGAGGAAATAAAAGAGCTCAAAGAAACGAAATCATAATGGCAATGTTTGACCTAATCAGATTAAAAGCATGGGCATGGAAATATAATGGGCAAAGGGATATGGAGTTCATGAGCACATACCTACCACAAGCAGATGCAGCTTGTGCACTAGGAGTTAGCTTACACTATTACAGAAATAACATTTTATAAAAAAATAAAAGGTTA